GTACCTCCATCCTCTCTACTATATGCTGATCCAACCAGATAATGGGTATCCACAGAGTCACGTGCTATGGTGTAATAGCTAATGGTGGAGGCTGTGTTCTTAGGCTCAAAGACCAGCCAGTAGGAAGTCTTGGATCCAAGCATACTAGTAATGACCAAGCTGGTAGATACAGTGTCAAGGGATGATGGTATGCTGTCAGGTGGAATGGATGAGCTAGCCAATGTACTCCCAGAGGGGATACCATCAGAGTCACTCTGCAAGCTAACCACTATCCCTCCATCAGGAGATCCGTATTTTCTAGCCTTGAATGTGACTGGAATAGTGTAAGAGTATGGTCTAGCCTTCGAGTAGCATTTTGAGTATGGAGTGATGGACTCAGCATATGAAATGTTGATCGTACTTCCAGCTGAGAGAGTGGACATTGGAGCTTCTATGTCCCCATACAAGCATCTAGAATACAAGTGATCCCTAAGCTCATCCCTAATAGTGTTCTTTATTAGGTTAAGGCTGAAGGGCATATTAGATCCTCTCCAACAGCTGATTTATTCCCCTAACAATCAAGTCTCTGATCTCCTCCTTAGCTTCTAGAGCAACCTCCTCAAATATAGAGTATAGGGGAGTAGGCTTTACTCTCTTGCCATAGAGAGTTCCTCTCCTAGATGACTCTCTATAAGTGCTCCTCCTAAGAATGCTAGTTCCTCTCCATGGACGTTTCCTCCCCGTCACTAGATGTGCAACCACTACATATTCTGGACCCCTCTGTACATCTAGGTTTGCATAGGGAGGAGCTCTCCTCTCGATCTCTGGTACAAGTATTTGGTTGGCTGCTCTCTCCATGCTATCTAGAACAGTCTCTTTCAATGCTGATCCAAAGCTACGGAGCTTCTGAGCAGCCTCAGCAAACCCATAATATATCACTCTAAACAAAAGATCACTCTCCAGCTGAGATTTTAACTAGGATAGCCTCACGTATATCCACAGAGTCCTTGTGGTAATGGTTGATTATCTCCCGTACCTCAGTCTCTATGTTGTCTGGTAATATCACTCTGTCATTCACACTGATAGGGACTGTGCCAGAGAATAGAGCTGAGTAGTCTCCCTCCAGCCCGACCCCAAATACATTCCAGATCTCCCTCATTCCCCTTGTAGGGGTTACCCATGCCTTTGTGGTTATGGTGTCAGAGTAAGTGTCAGAGATCACTACTCCCTCATCATCAGTCTCTATGGACCGTCTATAAATGGTGACTGACTGTCCAAACAGCTCTATTAGCTTCTGAACTGGATATTGTAGGCTCATGTCAATCTACCTCTCTCCAATGTCATCTCCTCAGCTGTCTTCCTAACTCCACTCTTCTCCTTCACTAGGCTCATCACATGATAGTACTGGTCAAGGTACTCTCTATATGGCTTCACATCAAACTTCATCCTTATTGGTCCACGAGCAATTGACAATGGGATGGCAGTGTACTTCTTCACATAGAAGAGGAACCCTGTAAGGTATGCACATGCAAGCTTAATGAGGTCCCAGTTGATCTCCTCCTCCCAAGTGTAGGAGTAGCTACAGGTGATCTTCTTAACAGTTGATGGTGGAGCTGAGGACAGGACTATTTTCCCCTGATCTGGATACACAGCTGAGACAGGGACTGAGGACTTGGTAGAGGGGTCTGAGCTGTCAGTCCAAGTGTAGACTGTGAGATCAGCCCCAGTAACAGACTTGTCCCCATTGGTGTCAGCTATTGGATAATGAGAGGTGCTAAAGGTGGTGTTCACACCATCTATGCTCCCAGTCAGCTCCTCCTCATGTACAGAAATAGTCAAGTCCTCAATTATCATTTTGGTGGCTAAGTCAATTAGGGACTCAAGATCAAAGTCATCTATCTCAGATGATGTAATGTCAGTTAGAGCCCTAACATCAGCAACTGTACAATACCCCATAACAGACCACTTCCACTGTAGTCCGAGCTACAGCTTATAGAATGGACTACCTCCACTTATACCTTTGCCTTAAAAGAAAGAGAGAAGCTTAGTCTCCTACTTTAGAGGAGACCAGCTAACAGCCAACCCTATAAGCTAGGAGCCTTAAGCAGCTGGGTATGTCGAGTCACTTGAAGCAGCATTAACCACTAGACCAACAGCCAGTGTGTCAGCCACTCCAAAGTTCCTCTCAGCCCAGAAGTTGTACCATACTGAGTCATACTCTGGCTTGTCCTGTCTGTGTCCCTCTAGATCTCTCTTTATGACATCATATCCAAGCCTTGAAGTGTCCACTAGTATTGCAACACCCTCTGGAGCCCTTGAGCTAAGGAGAACCTTCATTCCAAAGATCTTCCCTATCTCTCCATTGAGGATTGCCTCTCTGTCACCATATGCTGAGGCATCAACGAACTTTAGATTCTGGTCAAAGAGCAAAGTAGCAAGATCCACTGGATTCAGGATTATGACATCTGGGTTCCTGTTCTGACCAACTATCTTAGCCCTTGCCCTCATAATGTCCTTTGCTGTTAGTGATCCAGGAGTGCTAGCTCCAACCCATAGTCCAGTTGACTTCTGCATGTTAGCATACTCAGTAACCACAGTTGCAGCTGAGACAGATCCAGTAAGAGTGATTGTTCCAGTGTCATACTGGACATTTGCAATTGTAGCTCCACTGACAGAGATTATTCTGGTTATTGGAACATTAGAGGCTGTCCCAACTGATCCACTGGATATCGTAACAGTCTCCCTCTTCAAGTCCATCATTATAGTCTGAGCCTGGTCATCCACAGCCTCAGCATACTCCAATCCAGCCTCATAGATGTGATCCTTTATTACATCCCTTAATGCCTGCTCAAGAGCCTCATTAGTGAATTCAAGCTTTATTCCAACTTTCTCAACTGTCACTGTGACAGCATCATATGCAAATGAAGAAGCTGACACTGTGCTTCCTGGACTGACTCCCCAAGTGACGTTTATTCCAGTCCCTTTCTTTGGAAACTGGATCTGCCTTGGCTTTCCAGGTCCAACTAGGTCTCTATTGGTCTTGAATAACTGAGCAAAGACACATGCTCCCCTAGCAACCTCTTCTATAGAGTCTGCAATAGCCTTCCCAGTGATGGCTGCTACATCAGCAGTCCCAACTCCTAGTTCCTCTACACTTTTCATGGTAGCTCACCCTCGCTTAGCAAGAAGGCAACATCATATTTAAAGCTATAGCTTAAGTGTAGAGCGGACTACATTCTGGATAAGCTTATTAGGCACATGTGAGCTTCTAATAGTGAACATCCAAGAGGGATGGATGTTCTATAATTAAAAGCCTCAAGAGGAGGTTAAGGTAAGAATGAGTTACTATATAGATAGGTATGTCAAATGGGGAGAAGAGACTACATGGGCTACAGCTGTCACTCCAAGCACATTCTCCAATTATCTCCTACACTTTGAGGGAGGATGGACGGACAACAGAGTAGATGAGCCTGTAATAGCAGGTCAGAGAGATGCAAAGTCTAGGACTTATGTACATAGAGAGGTAGCTGCTGTCATGAGGGTGCAGCCAGTGTCAGCTAGGTGGTTTGAGTTCTGTCTTGGAAGTGTAGCAACAGCAGCTGGTGGATCACTACCTGCAACTATTACTCCTGGAACTGTTCTCCCATCAATAACAGCTGAGAGAGTGTATAGACCTGTACCTGGATCTGAGAATAATGCACTGAAGCTTTGGGGACTAAAAGTGGACACTTGGGAGCTAACGATAGAGCAGCAGGAGGACATAGTGTTAGAGATGAACTTTGCTGGTCATGATGCAACCCTAGAGACTGTGAGCTATTCTCCTCCAGAAATAGACTATACTGTGCCAGCAGCTGCGTTTCACAATGCAAGCTTGAAGTACAATGGAGACAAGATCAGATTTAGGAGACTAGTGATTTCTGGAGACAATAACTTGGAAGCTAGATTTGAGTCTGGAGGGACAATAGGGAACACATTCTGCTGTCAAGAGCTACGTGAAGGCGGATGTGAGATTTCTGGTAGGCTACAGCTTGACACTTCACTGAGCACT